GGTTAGATAGGGCTTCTGTTCCGCCCACGGCTCCGTTGTTTGCGTTGTCGTTTGCTCGGCAGGCTGCCCACCGCCACCGCCGCCGGATTTCCGGGCCATACTCGCCCACTGGCTACCGCGATCCGGGCAAAACGGGTTTAGGATGTCCATAATTCTTTCCTCAATACGACTTGATTGACTTCATAATCCAGAACACGGGACCAGCCCGGCCTACCAAAAACTTCAACGGCGCGGCAGTTATTCGCCGCCGCCCATTCCTCAACATGCGATAATTCACTAACCCAGGTATCCGGGGGCGCATTTGCCGCCCACAGCCTGATAATCAGCGTTCTATACGCGGGATATTCTTCAAAGTGGGTGCATCCGGCACCAACCCCCGGAATTATCCAAAGATGCCAAGAACCCCCGTTTATCCGTTCGAAAACATCCGCAACGGTTAATTCGCCGTGACCTTCATTCAGGGCCATTTCAATGAACTGTTTGACGGAACCCCAAACAGCGGGAACAAGGCGGGGTTTACAAAGGTAGATCAGACCGAGAATCCACCGAAAAGGCCACCGGAGCTAAAGTCATCAAAACCAAACCCGTCTCCGAAGTCGAGCCCACCGAATCCACCGGAATTCATCCAATCCCATTCTCCGGGCATGATCCCATTTGCTTGCCCACCCAGGCCCATGAACTCGTTGGCTTGTAATGTCGGGTCAGCGGTGTCATTAAGCAGACCAGCCAGGAAGCCCGCCCCCTTCTTGCTTTCGTCCATATCCAAAAGACCATTAATGCCCGTAAATACGGACGGGTCCGCCTTCTTGGGTTGGACTTGAGGGGGGAGTGCCGGGGCCATCATCTGAGGGGGTGCGCCCGCCGAAGCCTGCTGAACGGGCATCTGACCAAACGGGGCTGACGCTCTCCGGGATACTGGGCTCTGAGAAAATCTGAACATGTTTTTATCCTACCAAGACGAATTTAAAGGTTCTGTCGGTTTGCGCGTTGTTTGCATGAGTAATGGAGGCAGAGTTATTAACCCGGCCCGTGTTCGAGACATACATGGTTGCCAGTTCCGCCGCCGCGTTGGCCGTCAACGGAACGGGTATTAACGCCGTTGAATTGGCGATACGGGCGTCCGTCACCGTTGTGGAGGCCGCATTCGCCGTCAGGGTGACTTCAATCACGTTGTTGGTCTTACCCCCCATGAGAGAGGCAATCGCCCGCGACAAGAGCCTTCGGTGCTGTTTCTCGTCCTCGTAATCCTGGGGCGGTAGGTTAAAGGCCGAAATCATCGCTTCCCACTTCCCCTAATGGTCGCATCAACCCCTTGGGCGTGGGACCAGGTTGACCCCGCCGCAACGATAACCCGTGCCCGCATATACCTGTCCGCAACATGGAAATGCGCTTGCCCATCCGCGTCGATTGGCATTGCGGTTGTGGTGGTCAGCGCATCCCCCGGCCCGGAACGGTGTCTTAACGATACCGTGGTGTTCGTCTCGTTCGTATCCACATAGGGCCGGATGCCGTTGCAATAAATTCTCCGATCCCCGCCCATTTCGACGGTATCAATCGTTGCTTCTAAGTTACTGCCGGCGAACCTTGAAAGTCTGTGCGATGAATCGAAAGCCGAGAGAACCAAAGCGCCACCGGTCCACACCCTGGAATCAAGCGAGAACGGCAGAGTTTCCATGTTCCCTTCCGCGTCCAAGTCTTCCAACGTCTTGGAGATCGTCAAGTCACGAAAGATGATCTCATTCTCAATCTCAAACCGCGCCCACTTATCAATATCCCAATTATAGACGAGCCCCTTGTTCGGACGGCCCCCGGTATTCCCTGATCCGGGGTAGGACCAAAACACCATCTTATTGACCGGATCAGCCGCAGCGTAAATTCTGTGAAAGTAGGATTGATCCAAATCCGCGAAGAAATACTTATCAACCTTCTGTGCCCCAATGGGCGTTGAGGATGTCCCGTTGAAGACATAAAACCCGTCCTCACCGAGATAGAAGCCGAACGGGCCAACATTGACCACGGAATTGGGTGCCGGTGTTCCCCTGTCCCGTTCAACCTCGTAAAACCCATAAATCGTCGGCGGGCCTTCGTACTGAATCCGATAGATGGCCTTTTCCATGAACACAGCACCATCAACCCCACCAATAGCCCCCGTTACATGCTGGACCCAACCCCCTATAGGTAGGTTCTGGTAATCGCTTTGTTTCGCCGCTGCGTCCGCACTGCCGGGTGTCGGCCAGTCCGTTGGGGCATCACTGGCATTCCACCAAACCCGGTTGGGCTGGTTTCCGTCGCTGGAATCATAGGTGTTGCCAACCATGACGTGGTTGCGGATAACCGCCCCATGACGGGCTCTAGGAGCCGCCGCCGCCAGATCAGCGAAAGCGGACGATGACCCCATGACATAGCTTTGAATGGGGTCCGCAACGCCCATCAAACTAATCACCCGATCACCGTATTGGATAAACCTTACGGCCCCATCCGTTGGGACTGTATAGGCCGCCGCCGACTTCGATACATTCCCCCAGCTTGAACCGGAGAGCTTGAATAGATCACTCGCATCACCCGCAAAGGTGCTGACGTTGCCGTCCGCATCCCGAAACGAGCCAGCCCCCTGGGGGCGGTTTGTCATGGCGTCCGAGACCGAGGATAGCGCACCGATAGGGCCGTAACTCTCAGGGGTACGAGGCAGGACGTTGAGCGCCTCTGTTGATCCGGGGTTCTGATAATCGGGCCGGTCGGGGAGAAACGCGCCGAAGGGAAACACTAGACCACCTGAATATCAGGCTCAGATGCCATAGCACCCGCGATTTCCGAGCGTTCGCCGTCGCGTTCCAAGCTGGCAAGGGCCTTCGCCTGGAAGTTCTCCCACATTGCCACCCGTTCATCATCGTGGATAAAGGCGCTGGCCTTCATAAGAACCCCGGATAGGTAAACGTCGGGGAAGTTCGTCAACAGCCAGTTTGTGGTCTGTGAGTCCGATAAAGCGGGAATAGCCGCGTAATACTCCAAGGTGACGGAATAAACCGCATCCGGTGTCGGCCCGAACTTAAAGGTATCCCCGATCATCGTATAGCTTGCCGGCTTGCCGTTAGCGCCGTCCTTATACCGGTCCTCCAATGTCTGGGTCGTCCGATACTCAAGAATGACGTTCGGGGATGATTGCAAGATCAAGGCCCGCGCTTCCCTGAAATCAGAAGGAACAGCGACCGTTGCCGTATCAGCTACCGTTGTGAGGGTTGTGCTTGTGACCATCCGGCGGTGGCGAATGTCCCGGTTGAATTCCGATTCCGCCAAATCAATATAGTCGTCAATGTACGAAGTCAGATCAGACCGCGCCAACCAGTCAGCGACCGTCGTTTTCAATTCCGCATAGGTGGTGATTGCCATTTACTCGTACCTGTAAGGGGGTTCTGTGTATTCGGATGAAAGCAACGCCGAGCGCTTGGGGATGTAGACAACCACGCCAAGCCCCCGGAGAAAGCCGATCATGTATTCTGCATTGGGACGCTGGTATGCGTATTCGCCGCCGGTCATCAGGTCGATGCCCCAGATACCAACCTTTTCCGGGGCGTTCCCCTGGATGGTCTGAAGGATCAAAAGGCCCAACATATAACCGATGGATGATTCGAAATATCCGCCATCGCCGGACGGGCGCAGTGGGCACTTAATCGCCCGGGCCACTTCTTCCAAGGGGTAAACCAGGGACTGTTCTATTTTGGGCTCTGCCTGCAAAAAGTAGGTCGGAACGCCTAGGAAGTTTATGTAACCTTCCCGCTTCTCCGCTTCGTTTCCGGTCGGGTAGTCACCGGCGGTGCGCCAATCCCGGTGGATTTCCCAGCCTAAATCTATTCGGTCCAGGGATGCGTCGTAGACCATCCCCCAAATATCCCAGGAATCATCTCCAAAGGGTGCATCACCACTTGTGCTGCTTGCGGACCCCAGAAGCGCGACCTTACGCAACTTCGACCCTCGGCTTTGTCTGGTCGTCCCAAACGCCTTTAAATTCTTCAATGTCGTGTTTTTGTGCTGCGCGGGAGAACGCGTGAGTGTAATCGAAATCCCCGATATGTTTGACTTGCTCGGAAAGCACCATATCCACGTAAGGGGTTATTCCGGCCTTCCGGCATTTCTCGAAAAAGTAAACGTCTTCCCCCTTGAACTTGAAACCGTCCTTGGTTGGTTCGAACATGAAGAACGGGAAATCAATCACCTCAAATACCCGCATATCAATCAAGCAAAGGCCGAAGCCCATATGCTTGACTTCCCGCAACCCCTCGCTTCCGTCGCAGTAGAGCGAGCCAATTAGTTCATCGTCTTCGCAGTATGCCGTGGGCAGGCCGTTCAACTTCTTGCGGGGGTAGTTGCAGCCGACAATCGGAACGCCGTGCTGAATTAACCGAATGACGGAATCGAACGGAAACGCCATGTCCGAATCAACGAACAGAATATGCGTGGCTTCCATCTTCCACGCCTCGCCGACAAGCCTTTGACGGCCTTCGAGTAAAATGCTTGAAACAATGGAGGCAACCCGGATTTCCTTATTACCCTTGTATTTCGCAGCGGTGAAATTGCCGACGTTCTCAGCGACACATTGCGCGGTGGCGGACTTCCACTCGCCGCAAGACGGAACGGCGATCAATACCTTTAAATCGGTCACATGCGTCCTTTCCAAATACGAAACTTCGAATTCTCGCTGTCGTTCATCCAGCGTTTCCAGGCGGCTTTATCGTGCAGCCAGCCCTCGCGGTAAGCCCGGTCCATGACGTGGTTCGGGATAACGGCGGCAGGCCGGTAATGCTTTGGCGGGTTGTCGTCAATGATGTCTGCCATCGCCTTGGCCTGCCTAACCAACGGCTCGCAGTCCTCGATGGTTTCGATGTGTAGATCGTCCCCATCCAAGTGGGCGACCTCGGTTATTCTCCCCTCTTTCGAGAGAAGTTCCTTACGGTGGGCAATGCTCATTTATCAATCGCTTTAAAATAGGTCGCCATTTCTCGGCCAAGGCTGAATCTTTGGTCCGGCCATCCGTCTTTTCGAATACGCGCTGATTTAAATTTGTCAGGCACCTGATATGTGCCGAAGTCACCTACCCAAATTGGAATCATGTAAATCTCCAAAAGAAAGGGGGCCTGAGTTTCCCCAAGCCCCCTCTATTCGATGCCTACGACCTAAGAGGCCGTGAGATCGGCTATAACGCCATGCGCGGCCTCGTTGCACATTTCCAGTGCATACTCAGCCAGGATAAGGCGTTTCTGGTTGTCGCCCGTGACCCCGATATTCTTGGTCATGAAGGGGCGAAGGTAGGACACGTTGACATGCTTCGGATCGATCACCCAAGCGTCCCGTTCCCGCTGGAAGCGGTTGGGAACAATCTTCAGATCGCCGAAGTCGGACGCGTAGACGTGCGCGGCGGCAAGGATCGTGTCCTCGTTCACCATTTCACGGGCCGATGAACGACCGGTGAAGTCCGAAACCACCGTCTTGTTATACGGGCCAACCATCAACATGGTGGGCTCGCCGCCGTTGGTAAACACGGACTGAAGCACCGTGTCCAGCATGGCTTCCGTAAAGGCCCGTTGCGTCCCGTCTGTCGGGGCAGCGCCGGCACCGGTAGAAGCAACACCAACCGTCAAGGACGTGGATGCTTGGCGGCTTTCGTTGGTGGACAGCCAGGAACCCAAGGCACGGGTTTTGCGGGCTTCGGTCGAGCCGCCCGCGTTCTGACCCTGAACAGCCGTCATAACGGCTTCCATGTCGCGTTTCAGTTCCTTGCCCTGTTTTGCAACCTGATAAGAAACCTCAGAACCACGGCCCGCCTTATCGACAACCTCCTGGGTGCCGGTGATGACGATTTCCTTACCGGAAATCTGGCAGTAGTTCTGCACCCGGGTGGTGGCCGTCGAGGCCGCGCCGGCGAACTCGTCGCCTTCAAGCCGGGCATTCGTTGAGCTTGCCGAAGCCAGGGAATCCGTCTGCCATTCGTGCAGAACAGCCTTGGCCTTGGACCGGCCCGCCGAAGTTATGAGAGGCGTATCCGTTGGTGAGATGTCATAGATAACGTCAGTGAGGTCTTCACGATTACCCACGGCGGAGTAAGTCGTAAATCCATTTGTGGCGAGTGCCATTGTGATCTCCTAGAGAATGTGTTTAAGGACCGCAGCCGCGTCATCGACGCTGCCGCTTTTTGCGAGGCGTCCTCGTTCCCTACGCATATCTCTCGATTGATCATCGCCCCGTGACACGCCGGGTTTCGCCACCTTGGGTTTGCCCTTGGATTTCGACACCGCTTTGGCTTTCTTGGCCTGCGATTGCCGATATTTCATGGCATCCCTGGCAAGAAGGATGGCCCGGTGGTCAGTCTGGAAAACGGAATAAGGGTCTGATAATTCCTGATCCGAAACACCGAACTCACGGAGAAAAGATTTCAGCTTGGCCGTTTCAGCCTTCTGAACCTTCGCATCTTTCCATTCGGGTATTTTTTCCAAAAGAACCTCACCCTCTTTCGCAACATGTTGTTGTAAGCGGGTTTGGTTTTGGGCCTGATGTTCTTGCCGGTTGCGCTCGCGCTCTGCCTGGACAGCATCAAGGCGCTGTTTGTGTTCCTGGTATTGTGCGAGTTGTTGCGTGTAGGCAAACGGGTCGTCTTCCGCTAATGAGGGGTCAGGCGCCTTAACCTGTTGTCCTTCTAAAAAGCTTCCGAGTTGATCAATGATTTGCGCGTAGTGAGTCTTGGACTGCGCTAATTCCTGTTCCATCGCCTGTTTCTGTTGGGCGACTTCCTGGGTTTTGCGCGTGTAGTCCGCTTGCCGTTGGTATCCCTTGGCGACTTCATCGACGGGAAGTTCTAGTTCCTGTCCATCGACCAAAACCTTGACGGTTGGCGGTACTTCCGGTTCGTCGTCCTCGCTTTCTTCCTCGGCTTCTTCCGTATCCTCGGAATCGTCAGCCTCTAATTCGGCTTCTTCTTCCTCGGGGGCGTCCGCTTCGGGTTCCGGCGGGTCTTCGTCCCGGTCTACGTCCTCTTGGGCCTGGGTGTCCTCTTGGGGGTCCAGCACTGCCGCAAGACGGTCTTCAATGCTGACTTCGGGCGCAGCTGACCCTTCATCGGTCCCTTGCGGGGTGTCGATGTCCATAATTAAACTCCAATAAATTTAAGTGTGTTGTTTCATCGCCAGGGCGTGTTCGTACATAACCTCGATACGGCTACGGACGTCCCTAACGACCTTTATGCTTTCCGCCAGTTCCGAGCGTCGCTTGTGTCGGAAGGTTGATGTTGACAGCATCTTTTCGAGGTATTCGCTTTCCAGATCGGAGAACACGGAGGTCAAAACCTCGTCCTCAACGATCCGGCGAAATGCCTCTAATTTGTGTTCATCCTGGCTCACCACCGAACCTCACGTCTGGTTGATTGAAGTTAAAGGCCGCTTCCATCTGCATCTGTTCCTGCTTCATGGCGGCTTCCATTTCCATCTGCTCGCGCTTCATCTGCATTTCGAATTGCATCTGTTCGCGTTTCATGGCCATTTCGGCCTGCATCTTCTCGGAACTCATTTGGGCCTGCTGCTGAAGCTTGGCCTGTTCAAGCTCCATCGATTGGGCCATCTTGGCCTGTTCGATCTCGGCTTCCTGTTGCAGCTTGATCATTTCCGGGTTGGGTGGCTGCTGTTGGGGCTGCTCCTTCGTGTCCTTCGGGTCACCGAAATATTTATCGACATTCCGCAAGCCCGACGCCTTCACCAGTTCCTTGGCGGTGTTGTATAGGTGTTCATCCTTGACCCACGGCAGGCCGGCGGCTTTCGCTTCCTTCTGCTGGGCACCAACAAAGGACAAGGCTGAAACCTTCTCTTGAACCGATCCGAAGCCGAGGCCGACGTTTACCGATACGTCCATGTCCGGGTTCCAATTGGCTGGGTCCATTTCAACCCATTCCCCCCGGAGGCGGATCATTCGTGCCCGGTCCTGGTTCATCACAACCAGCTTGAGGATTTTCGAGAACAAGTCCTTAACGCCTGTCTCGGCAAAGATACGGGCGATCAGTTCCAGCCGTTCAACGCGGGCGGAATTGGCGATATTCGCGGATGTGGCCGATTGGTTCTGTAATACGTCAGGATCAAGGCCCATCTGCGGTTGGATGCCCGACCGTTCCGCCTTTACGTTGTCCAGATATTCCAAAGCCGGGAACGAGGCACCCGCCGTGAACGGAATGGCTAAATCCCGAACCGCGCCCGCCTGCTTAACCGGAATCCCACCGCCCGGCTTGACGTTAAGGATGTTGTCCCAAGCGCCTTTCTCAAGCATTGACGAGACAACTTCCCTTTGCGGGTAGTTCGTCAGGTACAGGTTATCAAGCATCTGTCGGAACAGCGTGGACTTGATAAGCTGAATGTCTTTCACGAGATCAGCCAGCGCCAAACCGTGCAGCTTGTGCGGCATGGGGATAGGACAGAGGGCGGAAAACGGCACCTCGTCCACTTCCTCGTTTTCAAGGATGAAATTACTCTCTGTG